GTCAAAGGCGTTGCCGCCGTACTGGGTGACGATCTGCTGCCAGACCGTCAGGGCCTGCTCCTCAGTGGACAGGAATGGATTGTTGACGCTGATGCTCCGGGAGGCCGCCGGATTGGTACCGCTGAGGGCCAGCTTTGTCTCCTCCGCGTCCGCCAGGGTGATGGTGATCTCCCCGATGTCATCGTTCTCGCTGATGGTGGGATACACGGGCATGTTGTCCAGGGACATACGGACGCCCTGGTCCCACAGCGGCTCCATAACCAGGTCTCCGGTCTCCTGGTCCGCTCTCGGCCAGGTCCCGGTGGCCTGCCCCAGATACCGTAGCAGGTCCCCGCATTTGATCCCCTCCAGGTCTGTCTTCTTTGCCGGGCCGATCCGGAGATCTCGGTATGCCTCATCTACGGCATAGCGGTCCACAAAAGAGATGCCCAGAGATGCCACAATGGATCCAACCCAGTCATTCAGGGTTTTAGGCCACGGCGCAGGTTGGCCCCACTCACGATCCGCTACCAACCCGATGATATCCACCAGACTCCATTCCAGGCTCAGCCCGTTGTCGCTGGTGCTCCATCCGCCGGAGTGCTGATAGTATTTGCCGATGGGGTGATACTCATAGGCCGGGGCGTCACCGCCGGGCACCTGCACCCCCACAAAGATCTCCACCTGCTGCCGGGCATGGATGCTCTTAAAAAAGCCGGCCTTGTTCCGGGGCTCGAAGACCCTGCCGGAGTTGTCGATCCCCAGGCTCGCCGTCCCGTAAGGCAGGGACACGCAGGACGGGTCCCCCTCCAGCTTGGCGGTGAGGTCCGTGATGTCGTCCCCGGTCCAGGTCAGACGGATGCCCGGCAGGATCTGCCGCAGCCGTAGCCGCCGCCCTGCCAGGCTCCATTTGTACACCGTCACCACGATCTTCTCCGGTTGATACGCCTCGAAGATCTCCGGGCTGACGATCTCCGCCTCGGTGTTGTCCGTCAGGGACCAGCCGTAGACCAGCAGCTCGTTGGTCCAGACCTCCACCGTCAGCTGTGTGGGCAGACCATAGACCGGGTCGGCAGAGAAGACCACGGACGCCGCCTGCAGCAGGCTTGGGTGTTCCATGGTTAGCGTCAGCACCATGGGAGCGGAAAATCTCCCGTCTGTACCGCTCACTGCCTCGCTGACAAAGCCGATCTTGTCCCCGGGCCTCTGTCTGCTCCAGTCGTCCCGGAACAGATCGGCCTTGCCGTCCAGCACCCAGAGATTCCGCTCCAGGGTGGCATACCTGGTCATATCTGTGTGGCTCCGCACCGTCTGAGACGGCACGGAGACCGCCGCCTGATCCGGTCCCTCCAGCCCGGTGTACACGACATCCGGGTCCGCCACATCCGTCTCCACCCGGACGGCGCACCGCCTGGTGTCCGCCATGACGGCGGCACGGTAGGCATCAGAGGTCTCAATCACTGGGACTCACCTCCCGCAGCTCCACGGCGAAGTCCGCCCAGATAGGTGTCCAGACGTCCACATACTCCGGCTCATCCAGCCGCCCCCACTGAAAGACGGGGCGTCGGAGGTCCGTCACGATAAACTGAGAGTACCGCAGCTCCTCCCCGGGGTCATCCGGGACCAGGAAACCCACGGTGATGGGCTCCCGCTGTCCCTTCTCGCAGACCGCCAGGAAAGCCGTCCGCTGCTCGTCGGTAAGGTAGCCGTACTGGTAGGACAGCCGCCACACATAGCCCCGGAGCTCCCGGACCATCCGTCCGGAGATCATCTCCAGGTCCACGGACAGGGGCTCCCGCACGGCAAAGTATCCGCCCTTCTTGCTCTCCGGCATCTCCATGCCGTCCAGCACAAGCTGTAACATGATACCCCTCCTTTACGCCGGGTTGACGATGGGCTGGCCCTTGGCCGCCGCATACTGCTTGAGCGGGTCGAAGACGTACCGGGCCAGGACCCCGCCGTCCGGGGTCACCAGGTTGATGGTGGTGGTCCCACCGGCCTGCGCCGTATGCTGGGCCACGCTGTTGATCATCCCGGCGGACGCCTTTCCGAGCCCGGACCGGGAAAAGCTCCGCTGCTTACCGAACATGGTCTCGCTGGCCGCCGTCAGCGCCGCCCGGGACGCCTCCACCGCCGCGCTGACCACGTCCGGCACCCCGTCCAGGATGCCTTTGGCAAGGCCGTCGGTAAATGCCTCCCCCAGCGTCGGGGCGGTCTCGTCGTAAAGGTCCAGGATGCTCTGCATGTTCTCCTTGACCTGTGCGTCGGTCTCTGCTTTAAGGCCCTGCAATTCCTTGAGGGCCTGCTGGTTGGCAAAGGCCTGCTTCTGACCGTACAGATCGGCGTACTCGCTGAGCTCGTCGTCCGTCATGGCCAGCAGGGCGTCCAGGTTGTCCACGGCCTTGGGGCCCATGTCCCGGATCTCCTCCACTAGGTCCCCGGAGACACCGCGGGCCGCCAGAGCGTCCAGGCCGCCGTAAAAGTCGTTGAGGACGTTGACCTGACGTGTCAGGTTGTCCGTCAGCTCCTGGCCGGACACCGCCTCCCGGTCCTGCACGTCGTCAAAGAGTTTATAGGCTCCGGCGATATCGTCGATCCGCTTCTCCAGGGCGTCGGCGTACTTGTCCTGGGCGTCGGTGATGTTCTTCCACAACTTTTCCACGTCGGTGGCGAAGTTGGACTGGATTTTCTCCCGCAGGTCGAAAATCTCCTCCTCCGCCTGTATCCACTGCTTGGATTCTTTGATATAGCCGCTCTGGATCTCCTGCCAGACCTCCAGCTGCTCCGCCAGGGAGAGTTTGTTAAACTTCGTCTGCCGGCGCAGCCATTCGGCGGACTTTTGATAGGTCTTCTCCGCCAGCGTTTTCACGGCCTGCACCGCCTTGTCCTCGCTGTCCTCGATACCCTCGGCAACGCCGAGGCCGATAAACACGCCGACCTCATCCCGGAATTTCTTGGACGGGGACGAAATGCCTAAGGCACTCTTCGCCGCAGCCAAAGCCCGAGACGCTGCCGCTTTTGCCGCCGAGATAATAGCCCCAACACCTGCGGTGATACCGGAAGCGATGCCCCGGACGATATTGGCGCCCACCGAGGACCACCCGCCGCCGGTAAAGGCAGACTTGATGCGGCTGATGATGGACCGAATCGTGGACAAAATGCTGGAAATGCCGTTACGAATCCCGTTTGCCACGTTGGTGATCAGCTGCCGCCCTGTCGCCATAAGCTGACTGCCTGCGGAAATCAGGCCGCTCTTGATCCGCTGGACCAGCTGCTGGCCTGCGGCCATAAGCTGCGCCCCTGCGGCAATCAAGCCGTTTTTTATGAAGTTGAGCAGTTGCAGCCCTGCCTGCACAAGCACCGCTCCGGAGGCAATGAGCGCCGTCAGCAGCGTGCTGATGATCTGCGGCGCCGCCGCCACCAGCTGCGGGATGGCCTGGATCAGGCCCTGCCCGATGGCCGCCACGATCTGAATGCCAACCTCGATGATGCGGGGCAGGTTGGTGGCGATAAAATTGACGATGGCCGTGATGATCTGGGGCAGGTTGCTAATGATCTGCGGAATGTTGTTGGCGATGCCCTGGCCCAGCTGAAGGATCATATCCATCCCCGCCTGAGCGATCTGCGGCAGGTTGGTGGCGATGGCAGACGCGAAGGCCGGGATGATCCGCCCCGCCAGCTCCATCACCCTGGGGATGACCTCCCCCATGTTGGCGATAAAGCCGTCAACGCCCTGCTGGATCTGCTCCAGGCCGCCCTCTACGTCAAAGCCAGACACCACATTGCCGATGCCGTCCATAACATCGGAGATTGCCGGGAGGAAGCCGCCCACCAGGGAGTTTTTCGCCCCGTCGATGGCGGTGTGCATATCCTGGAGGCTGTCCTGGAACCGGGCGGCGTTTTTTACCGCCTCGTCCGACAGCGCCCCGCCCAGCTCGTGGACCCGGTCCCGCATGGCCTGGGTGTCCTCGGCGCTGGTGTTGAGCAGAGCGCCCAGCTCCGTGGCCCCGCGGCCTAACAGCTGGCCCGCCAGATAGGTCCGCTCGGTCTCATTCTCCACGCCCTGCAGTCCGGCGATGGTGGCGGCGAACAGGTCCTCCTGGCTCATGGAAGCGATCTCCTGCTGGGTCAGGCCGATCCGCTGGAAGGCGTCGTTGCCCTTCTCCACGGCGTTGGCCAGGGTCTTCATGCCAGCCTTCATGGCCTCCATGCTGGTGCCGGAGTGCTGCATGACGGCGTCCCACTCCTGGAAAGCCTGGGCGGACATGCCCATCTTCTGGCTCATCTTGTCGATATGATCGCCGTACTCCGCCGTCTGCCTTGCGGCCCCGGCAAAGGCTCCCACGGCGGCGGTCCCTACGGCCACGGCGGCCGTCACCGCCACCGCACCGGCCTTGGCCACGGTGCCGAATCCCGAGGCGATCTTTCCGCCCATGGAGGACGCTTTCCCCTCGGCGTCGCTGAGCCCGGAATCGTAGGCGCTGGAATCCAGGGTCAGCACCGCCTCAAGGTCAAATACGTTCACGCTGTCTCACCTCTTTTCAGTCCGAAGTCACGGGCCATCCGCCCGCGCAGGTCCTCTATGACCTCCGCCGGCGTCCGCTTGTCCTCCGGCTCCGGGTCGATGATCTCCGCCCACCGGCGGCTGATCTCATGCCCGCCCGCAAATCGGGCGGTATTATTGACCGCCGCCATCAGGGCGTCGGTCACGTAGGCGCGGAAGACTTTTTCTTCTGACTTTTCCCGGAGCCTTGCGCCGCAGTATCCGAGGAAGCATCCGATGCTTCCGGGGCCTCTGTACTCTCCGAGGCAGAGCCAGAGGAGGCCGGCGTCTTGCTCTGCAATCCAAAAAGCGCCTGCATGTCAGGATCCCCGAACATGGTCAGCACGTCCAACAGGACAGAGGCCGCCGTGCAGTGATACTCCGCCGGATCCGTGCCGTTGAGCAGGGCCAGGATGGTCAGGATCTCGTCCGCCCCGTGCTCCAGCATCAGCCCGGCCAGGTCCGCCGTCTGGAGCGGCCTGCCCTCTGCCTTTGCCTGTCTCCGGGCCTCAGTGATCGCCGGATTCTGGACGATGCGCCCGATGGGCGGGATGATCCTGGACACCAGGACGATGGCCTCGCGGTCTTCAAAGTCGGATAAGCGTTTCATATTCCCCTCCAATTTGCATAAAGCGCGGAACCGGGCGGATCATCTGCGATCCCGCACGATTCCGCGCTCTGTTGTGTTGTCTGTCAGCCGCCGTTGCCGGTGCCGGAACCGCCGGTGGATCCCGAGCCGCCGGAGCCCGAACCGCCGGCTCCGGCGCCGCCGGAAGTGCCCGCCGGAGCGTCCGCGCTCCAGAACTCCATAGGCACCTTGTCCTGCTCGTTGATGGACACGTGGCCCATCAGGGTCAGGGCGTTGGTTGCCTTGCCATTCTTTGTGGTCTTGAGGCTCAACCCCTCTGTAGACAGGGCATTGAACAGCCGCACATAGGCCCAGCCTCCCGCCGCCTTGGGTCCGATCCAGCCGATGGTCTGAAAATCGGACTGCTTCAGAGAAGCACGGGGGATCACATGGGTCCCATCGGTCTCGTCCACATCGGCGCAGCCCAAGGCCAGCTTGATGTTGGAAACGGACGTTCCCAGGGACGTAGTGGACATGGAGCAATCCCAGCCGTCCAGGTGCTTGAGTTCCTTCATGTTGTTAGGCACGTTGTCCACATCCTCCCCAAGATCGGAGAAGTTGGCCTTGCAGATGATATTCACGCCGCCGGTGGTGGCGGTGATGATATCCGCATCCGCCGGGGTGGCCGGACTTTCCGGGTCAAAATTCTTTACCAGCATACCGGCGTCCAGGATCAGTTCTTCAAACGTACTCTGAGGGATTTTCTTAAAATCCAGAGTAGGCATATCGGTTTCCTCCTCTCATCAGGATTGTGTTAAAAATTCCGCCTGTACATTCAGCACGACGCGGCGGATCCCGTCGTCGTCCGGGTCGTTCATTCGCTGATCCCAGGGCCGCCCCCTGGTCAGCAGGAGCCGCCCGGTATTCAGCGGCAGCGTCATGGGGTACATGGCCTCGATATAGTCCGCGATCTCCTGGGCCTTCTGGCTGATTGCCGCCCAGCCGGTGTCCCGGTACCACAGGGAGGCGGTCAGGTTGATGACGTCGCCCATGCTCCCCGTGGCGTCCTCGTAGGTGATCCGGGGCAGCGGCGCCTTGTCCGGCACGGAATACTGGTCAAAAGCCGGGAGGCCGAAGGAGGACCAGAAGGAGAAAAGCGCCTGGTGCTTATCCATCGCTCACACTCCCCGTCAGGGTCCACTCCTCCGCCGTCACCTGGCGCATGTCCAGGGAAGCCGAGCCCGGCGTGAACTTATCGTCGCCGTCGCTGGTCACCCGGAAGATCTTCCCGTCCCGCACCCGGCGGAAAACGTCGTGATACTCCAGAGTCAGGGCTCTTGTGGTGGTCACGGTGTACAGGGACCGCACCCCGGCGGCCTCCGCCGTCCGTGCCTGCATGGAGGTATCGAAGACGATGGCCGCCTCAAACTCCGCGCCGTCAGCCCAGGTGGTGGTATAACCGCCGTACCCGTCCGGGGCGGTGACCTTGTTCAGGAGGACGCAGGCCTCCATGGCTTCGGACAACAGGCTCATCACATCTTCCTCCATGGCGCCAGCCGGTCGGCGAAGACGGACTGCCAGGAGGTCCCGCCCCCTGTGCCCGCCGTGCCTCCGGCGTTCTTGCTGTAGCTGTAGCCGCCGAACGATTCGGACGTAAAGGGCGACATGGCCGCGCTGTCGGCTCCGGCGTACTTCTCCGACCAAGCCTGGATGTCGGCGGCCAGGGTCAGCACGTCGGCGGGGATCCCCATGGACCACACGGCCCCCACAAAGGATTCCTCCGGCAGCGTTTCCTCCTCGTCCGCCCAGCGGTGGACCCCGTCGGAAAAGACGGAGCCCACGATCCGGTAATACTGGCCGGTAAGCAGAGGCA